TGCAGCTTATAAACGACAACCAAACATTCTTCGCACAGAAATGAGCACTGGCCGAGCACGCCAGCGCCGTAAGCATTTAAGTGTACCAACTCATATGGAAGCAACTTGGCGCTTGAGAAAAGACGAAGCGACAGTGTTTGAAGGTTTTGTTGATCATGGAGTGAATTTAATTGACTGGTTTTTGATGGATATTTTAACGCCTCGAGGCGTTGTTAAGCACCAGGTGCGGTTTATGAAAGATCCACTCGAGAACATGAAACCAATAAGCGCTTTGGTATGGCAATACCAGGCGCAGATTGAAATGAAAGAATATAAAGCAGCGAGTGAGGAAGAGGCGGTATCTACCAGTTTAAGCCCATTTACTTTAGATGATTTTATTAATGGGCTCACTGAAGCCTTAAATTCTTACGAGGGATAAATAATGGCAAGTTTTTTTGAATTAGTGGAAACACTACAAGGGCAAATTGACTTACTTAGTCAATTGTTAACCGGCGATGAAACGACCACTGTTGAAATTAATGGTGAATCACGCGCATCAATACAAAAATCAATTAGTGATAATTTCACTGCTTTGCAAGCCATGGTGCAGGGTCGATTAAGTTACGAGACCAAATCAGCAATGGATGCAGCTGGCGCACCACCTGCGAGTGAGTTGGCAGAAGTGTGGGATGACCCAACAGCAAACAATAATGGTCTTTATGGTTTTAAAGGCGGCGTTTGGGTTAAGTCAAATTTAGATACGCTGGTGCAATTTAGCGCCAATATAGATAGTGGTGATGCGGGAGTGATTAAGAAGCTAGCTGATTCTTATATGAAAGATAGCCGCCGCAGAGTGCCGTTATCACCAAGTGATTTAGACAACGATATTGTACATGCTGTTGTTTCAGATGGTGTGATTTTGGGTTATTACGACTCGAAAGGTAAGTTTCATTCTGACCATGAACATGATGAGATTAAAAGCCTTGAAAAAACCATGGATGTTTTGAAGTATCAAGCCCCATTGAATGAGCAAGATATAGTACACGCTATTGTTTCAGATGGTGTGATTTTGGGTTACTACGACTCAAAAGGTAAGTTTCATTCTGACCACGACCATGATGAGTTCAATTTAATTAACATCCTAATTACTGGTTTACAGGAAGAAATAGACAAGTTAAAAGCGACCACTAAAGGAACGAATGTTGGCTATTTAGCACATGAGCAAGATGTAAATGGAGAAAAGCAGATTTTTGTTCATGATACTGAAAAATATCGCAAGCTAACACTCACCGGTGCTAACTGGTTAGCCCCACTTATCCATAGTTATAACGTCATTCGTTGTTTAAGTGATTATTCAACGGGTGACTTGCAACCACATACACTCTTACCCTCTGGAAAAATTATTGCTGAGGACTCTGTTATTTATCAGCAATTAGTGACAGGTCAAAGCTTATCATTAGGTTCGCGTGGTTATATTTTAAATCCAGATGGCGAATATGTGTTTAGTGCACCTAATGGTATTGGTGACTTGTTTACTAATGAGTGCCCTGATGATTTAAAAGAGCATTGCTTGATGCTCAACAACGGAATTCGGCATGCTGGTACTTACTTTGTTCCAACAAAAGAGCTACCAAACGGCGTACTAGGCGAAACAGTTTGCTCGAGTTATATGATTTCATTGGCGTATGGATTGCAAAATGAAAGTAATGGAATGTTGCCACGCCTTGTAAGCGCTATATCTGGTATCGGTGGTGTGCCGTACGATTCACTTAAAAAAGGAACGTCAGCTTATTCAGGTGCATTAGCGAGAACAAATGAGATTGCGGCCGCTGCACAAGCTAAAGGCTGGAAGCATGTTGTAAATCAAATCCGCATTATCCATGGTGAAAGCCAAGGCGTTACTACTGAGGCTGAATATGCGGCCATACTGCGTGAATGGGTAAGTGATTATCAAGCAGACATTTCAGCTATTACAAATCAACCAAATCCACCCGTTGGCGTTTTATGTCAGATGAACACACAGGGAACTGCGAATAGAGAGGTCCCATTAGCGCAATTAAAAGCCGCTAATGATAACGATGACATTATTTTGTTAGGCCCTAAATATCAGCATCCCTACTGGGACTCGGCTCACATGCTAGCTGAAGGCTATGTCAAAACAGGCGAACTAGAAGCTAAAGCAATGGGGTTTTGGCTAGCCAAGAAGAAGTGGGAACCATTAAAACCAGTTTCATGCTACTTAAATGGCAATGTTGTAGTTATTGAATTTAATAATGAGTTAACAGGCGATTTAGATAACATCCCTGGTCCTATTGGTAACTTAGAGTTCGATATTGAGCATATCAAAGAAACTGATGATTACGGTTTTGTATGCACTGATGGAACAGTGATCGTCACTGATGTAAGAGTTGGCTTGAATGGTACTAGTGTAGAAATCACATTCGATGCACCACCTGCGCCAGGCTCAAAAATCACGTATGCCTTACAAGAAGGTTTTGCACAAACCAGCAATGGCCCACGAGGTAACCTTAGAGATAACGACACTCGCACGGTGTCACGTTTTGACGAGAAATATGTATATAACTGGTGCGTTGCATTCTCAACTTTAATTAACTAGGAGTCAAAAATGCCTGTAACAAAACGACAAGTGGTGCAGTTAGATGTGCCTATAAATAACCCAAATCTACCTAAACTTGGTTTGTCTAAAGAGGAGTTAGAATTAGCTAGCATTCAGAGTATTAGCTTATGGCCAGCATTGCACCCTTGGGGGATAAATGAGGCAAATTCAGGATTTAAAGACCGTTTATTTAATAGTGAGATCTTAACATTTAATTCTACATCGGTGAGCTCCCGCTTTTTCGCAGCAGGTGATGGAGCTGATGCATATAATATTCAGAATACGGATATGGTTATAGCTACTACTAATTTTGATGACAGTGGCTCCTTTACCATTGCATTACTTGTAGCAGATGAATGTGGATTTGGTTCAATCAACCTAGTTGATGAACGTTGGTATGTATCATCAAATGGTGGGAAACTTCGCTTTGAAATAGCAGGAAATGGTATTGGAACTTATGACCAATACAATGGCCCTTTACTTAGCGCTGAAGAGTTTAAACCAGTTATTCTTATTGTTGATAAGGGACTTGGTAAAGCAACGTTACGTGTTGATGGACAAAATGTGTTTGAGCTTGATATTGACAAGGATGAAGTGCAGCCTGGTGAGCTGCAAATTGGTCGTATAAATGCAGGTACCCCTCAACAACGTAATGGCTTTTACCGTGCCGTTGTGACTTTTAATGATGCATTGTCTTCAGCCGAAATCAGCACATTAGAAGCCTATTTAGACTCTCTAAAGGCTTAAAATGAGCGAAGTACTCCAAAGGCTTTACGCTAGCGCCCCAACGAATGACTTGCCAATTCATTCATTAGAATTGCAAGCCACTTCGTTTGGGGTGATCCGTATTTGTTCAGGTTTTGATGATGTTACCGCTGGAATAGAAGGTGGTGAAATGGTTGCTTTTGAAGCGTGCGCATTAGGGGTTTCACTACCTGAACGTTCAGTTAAAGGCCGTCAAGACCTGCAGTTTCAATTAGACAATATAACTGGCCAGTCTTTAGAGGTAGTTGAAACAGCATTTGAAGCCGGTGAAAAGGTGAAAGTAATTTACCGTGTTTACACGGCTAGTTATTTAGACGAACCAGGCGAACGACCTCTTGAAATGACCGCTGTTAGTGTTAAGGCTAATGCTTTAAGGGTTAATGTTGTCGCATCATTCAATGATTTGGTAAATGCAGCATGGCCAACTGACCGATACACACCAGACTTTGCTCCTGGCCTACAGTACTTTAGTTAAGTTAACTATGAACCATCTTAATGATTACAAAACTGTCCCGTATGTTGAAGGTGGCAGAACAATGAAGGGACTAGACTGTTGGGGTTTAACACGTCTAGTTCTTCATCATATATATAACCTCCCGCTTTTTACATCTTTTGGTCATGTTCGTTCTGAGCATAAAGCAGAATTCACAGGTGCATATTCATTATTAGCTGAAGAATTTGAGCTATGCGCTGAAAAGCCTGGTGCGGTCATATGCGGTTTTACAGGGGGTAACCTCGTGCACATGGGAGTGTGTGTTGACGTAGATGGCGAAATTCATGTTCTACATACATGTAAAAAGCATGGAGCATCGTTTGTTAGAGTGAGTGTTTTTAAAAGGCTTTTTAGTGAGGTTAAAGTGTATGAATACGCAGGTTGATATAAATGTATATCCTAACAAGCTAGACCTTTCACTTTTTGAGCCTTGCAAAGGTAATGCAGGTGAAACATTGCACCAATGGCTTGTTTCAAACGTGCCTGATTATGTTGAGTCAGATACTCCACTTTTCAGTGCTTTTATTAATAATAGAGAAGTTAAGCCCAATGAATTTAAGGCCACAACTTTTAATCCGGGTGATGATGTAAAACTAATTGTTGAAGCTAAAGGCGCTGAAGCTATCGCATATGCAATTATTGCTGTTATTGCCGTTGGTGTAGCAATTTACGCGACTAACCAAATTCCTGATAATTACAACAGCACTACGCCAGATGGCAGCTCTATTTATGATGTTAATACTCAGGGAAACAAACCAAAGCTTATGGGAGTTATCCCAGAGAACGCTGGCCATCATAAGGTGTTTCCTGATTATTTAACTATGCCTCGAAAAGAATACATTAATAATGAACAATGGCTTTATTTGATGTTGTGCGTAGGTAAAGGTAGTTACGAAATATTAGAAGAGAATATTTTAATAGCTAACACACCTATCAACCGATACTTGGGTGATATT